GCCGCCGGGGATCTGCTTCAGCTCCTGGCCGGCCCAGGTCTCGGTGAGCGCCAGAGCTTGAGGAACGGTGATCTTCTTCTTCAGCAGGGCGTCGAGGATCGACATGTTGAGCGCCATCGGAGCGGCTCCTTTCGGGGACGGGTTCAATTCAGCGCCGGCTGTCCCTGGGCCGGCGCGGAATGGGATTGGGTCGGGCGCTCGCCGAGCTTCATCTGCTCCGCCAGGCGATCCGCCCGGCGAGGAAGCTGCCTCGCCCACTCGCTGTTCAGCATCTGGGCCGCCGCGGCCAGGAAGTCCTTGGACTTCAGCGCGGCCAGCATTTCCGAAAAGCCCAGCAGGCGCTCCACGCCCATATTGAAGGTCATGTTCACGAGGACGTCCTGGCGCACGTCGTCGAGCCCACGCCACCAGGCGACGAAGCGGTCCAAGCTGGCCTTCGTCCGCATCACGTCTGAGACCAGCGCGTCCTCCGCATGCTCCTGCGGCCACGTCAGGCCGGGGCGCACGTCTGAGCCAGTGTGGCCATAGCCGATTGTCCAAGGCGCTCCTCCGCTTAGCGGGTCGGGATAGGCTTCGAGCCGACAGCCTTCGTCGGTCTTGAGGTCGAGGATCAGGTACGGGGTCGTCATGGAACGTCCCTCCGTTGCAGGATCGCCATGCAGCCGCCGACGAGCGTTCCGGCGACGGCGAGCGCCGCTCCGTCCGGCTGGACGATCACGACGACGACAGCCACGATGCCGGCCGCTGCGACCGCAGCGAGGTTCGTCCAGTCCTTCACTTCAAGACCCCGATCATGGTGGTGATTGCTTGCTTGACCCCCAGGCCAAGCACGGCGGCGACGATCAGGACGCCGAGGAGTAGCCCTAGCCCCTGGTCCCTCAGGGACTTCAGCGCCGCCACCTGCTGGGTCGCGCGGCGCACCTCGCCGAACAGGCCGGTCCCGCTCTTGCCGTCGTCGCTCTCCTCGCCCACCACGCGGGCCAGGTTTTCGACCTTGGCGTTCATGCCTTCGAGCAGGCGCTTCAGATCGTCGTTGGTCGCGCTCATGCCGAGGTTCCGTCCACGATGAGGCCGAGCGCGGCGAGCGCGCTGATCAGGGACCCGAGCGCCGCATTGCCGCCCTTGGCGCCGGAGAGCGTGGGCCGCGTAGCTCCGGCCGATCCGTAGAATCCGAGCGTGGCCGCGGCGCCGGCCAGCGAGGCGTTCCCCGCCGCCGCCAGCGGCCCGTTGAGCGTTGTCGTGACGGTCGAGGGAACGGTGATCGCCGCGCTGGCGAGGGTGAGTACGTTTCCGCCTGAGCAGATGAAGCCGAGCTGCCCGGCGGCCGGCGCGTAAATGCCGGTGGTCGGGTCGCCGGTGATCTGAATTGCGGGCGACCCGATCGAGCCAGGCGCGACAGAGGTCCCATAGGCGAAGGGGATACGCCCTGTCGTGGGCGTCTCGCCATCCGAGGCGATCGAGAGGCTGAGCGCCTGGGCCAGATCCGCCAGCAGGGCGTTCCAGTCCGTAGTCGTGGCGCTCTGGCCGTCGATGCCGGGGTTCCAGCTCGAGCTGGGTGCAGCGTAGGTTCCGGAGCCGTTACGGGGCACTGTCCCCTCCCTGGTCTTGGTTCTTGGGGGCGCTGAGCAGCGCAGCTGGCCGGACGATTCCGGCGCTGTAGTTCGGGCCCCGGGCGCTATCCATCAGGCCTTGGATCAAGGCCGCGGTCTGCGGATCCATGAAGGCGCCGCGCGTGCCGAGGATGGTCCCGAGCACATCGGCCGTGCCCTCGGTCATCTGCGAGGGCCTCGCCTGGAAGAGCTTCGACAGGCCGGACAGCTTTCCGGCGTTGCCAGCCGTCTCGACGACGCCGTCCAGATCGCCGTGGAGGGCGCGCACGGCGCCGGCTGTCGCCTCGAACGGGTTGACCCCTTCAAGATCCGCAGCGTCTTCCGCACCCAGGCTGTTCCGGCTCGTAAGGGAACCGCCGAGCACCCTTTGCTTGGTCCCGAAGAAGGTGTTCTCGTTCCCGAGAAGGCGCTGCCAATCGGCCGCGGTGTCCGGGTCTCCGATCAGGAGATTGTCCTTTTCGAAGGCGCCCGGCGACGTGGCGCCGAGCCTCTCGGCGGCGTTGAACCGCGTACTCCCGTCAAAGACAGGCTGGGCGCTGTTGTAGTGACCGACCTGGAGGCCGATGGTTTGGTTCGGGTCGCTCTGGCTGAGATGCCACGCGATTTCCGCCGGGGAGACGTTGCCGTTCCGGAAGGTGGACCCGAGGGTGGCCGCGTCCATGAGCTGCGACGGCGCTGCGTAGTCGGCGCGAGCGGACGCAATGTCCGGATTGAGATCTCCCTGAGCAGCCGTGAGGCGCTTCAGGTAGTCGCCCAGCATCCCGGCGTAGGTCGAGCCAAGGCCCTTTGACGGGGCCTCGTCGACCATGTCGCCGATACCGCGCTTCATCAGGTCGAGCGTGCGCCAATCTAGGGTGTCGGGCATTGCCTTCGGCAATTCCTGAATGGAGAAAGTCCCATCGCCATTGTCGATGGGCTCCACTCCGGAAATCTTGCGGGCGCGCGCGTAAGCCTCATTCCAAGCAGGCGAAGCCGAGTATTCAGAGAACGGGGACGTTTGGACAGTCGGGTGCGCGTTCGCGAGGCCGCGCCAGGTCGGCGAGATACTTCCTGTGGTCGAAGAGACCTGCACCGGCGGCTGCGCGTAGGCGGTCCTGTAGTTCGTCGCCGCCGAGGCGTTTCGCGCGTCCTCTATGCCCTTGAGGTAGTCGAAAGGCGCGACGCCGGCGGGCACGCCGAGCGCGCCTGCATAGGCGTCTTGCAGGCGCATCGATTGGCTGGGGCTGGTCCAGGATCCCGTAGCGTCATCGCGGACGCCGAGCTGCCGCTCATTGAGCTGGTTGCCGAGGAACTGCTGGCCGTAGCTCCCGCGGTCGGCCACCTGGCGCGCGAGGTCGGGAAGCACGTCCGCCAGCATCCCCTGACCGCCCATGCCGGCGACGCGGCCAGTCATCCCGGCGAAGTCCTCGCCGTTGGCGCGGCTGACGCGCGCGACGTGCTGAGCCAGGATGTTCGCAGCGCCCTTCAGATCGGATCGCTTGAACGTCGGCACGTCATCGGCCCCGCTGACGCGCGCGCCGCCCTTGAGTAGGCCGGTCAGATCAGCGGCGCTTCCCGAGGTCGGAACCCCGCGCAGGCCCGCGACGAGATCGCCCACGTTCGTCACGGCGTTCTCGGCGAGCGGTGTCGCTGCGTGGCCAGCCCCCATACTGAGAAGGCCGGCGACCAATTCAGCATTCGCCGTGGTCTCAGGAGACGCGCCAAGCGCCCTCGCGCCTTCGCCGGCCACCGTCGAGCCCAGTGTCGGGGCTAGGACGGCGAGAGCACGCTGCGTAGCGGACCCTGGCGACAAAGCAGCCGGCAACATGGACGCAGCGCGATAGACGATACGTCCGCCTGTCGTCTGGGGAGTGTAATCCTCTGCGGCGCGGACGGCCGTGCCGGCTTGCGGTCCCGCCAGGGAGTTCGCCGCCGAGACCGTCGCGTTTTCCACATCTCTCGGGTGGGTGTTCGCGACCCCCAGCGTGACGCCGGCGAGGTCATGATTTCCGGAGGCTGCAAGCGCCTTCGCGGTGAGCTGCGCCGCATCCTCCCACGGCTGGCGCACGGTGTGCATCAGCGCCGCCGTCTTGCTCGGGTCGTAGGGCTGCTCGTGCGGAACGAGTCCGACCATCTGGCCGAAGCTGTGCGCCCCGCGTGCCGCCATATCGGCGAGCCGGTCCACGGTCTCGTCCGCCGCGCCGACCGGGGCGGCGGAGACGTTGGCCCCTTGCGCAAGGCCGCCGACCGCTGACCTTCCCCAGTCGCCCCAATTGACGCCGCCTTGGGGATGGGCAGACGACACAGGCGCAGTCGCCTGGATCGGCGCAATGTCGGCGTTCGACGGGACGCCATTCGGGTAGGCGTGACGCAGCATCGCAACCGCAGTCGCCCGGTCGGGCGCGTCCACATCGATCGCTTGACCGGTGCGCGGGTTGCGGAGCGTGATCATTGGAACTCCGATGCGTCGGAGAAGCCGGGGCGCGCGGCGGCCTGCGGCTTGCGCTGGGGGGCCGGCGTGGGACCGCCGAGCCAGGACGGGTTAGCATCTGGCGCCAGCGGCATGAGCTTCATTCCCAGGCTGCGCCCGGTGGTCGAGCGCGCAAAGGCGTCATCCTGATCTAGCCGGTTCTGGGCAAGTTTGCCGTGCGCTTCTGCATACGACCGGATCATGCTCCGAACGGCCATCAGACTTTGCGGTGTGACGAAGCCGTTTCCCACGGCGTTCGCCATCTTACCCGCGACTTCCTGCGGCAGTCCGAAATGTTCCAGGACCATTTGCACCGCGCCCTGACGAGCGGACAGGCCAGTTTCGGACTGGACCAAGTTGTCTACGGCGGCCTGATCCAGCACGCCGTTATTCTTGGTCGACCGCTGAATAGCGAGATTTAGGCTGTTCAGTCCATTTGCCGCCTTGACGTATTCTTGATGTTCAGGGGACGACCAAAACTCTGAGCGAATACCCTTGAGCTGACCGGCCTGAGCATCCGTCAGCGGCGTCGAAACCGCCTGGTAGCCGCCGTGCCCGTCCGACGTCATCATCTGCTTAGCGTCCACAGCGACGCCCGGAATCGGATGTGCCTGTCCGTCGTCACCCCACTGGTAGCCGGCCGGCGGCGCAGGCCTCGCGCCCTGCGTCGCCGCGGCGAAGCTCACGCCTGGCCGCGTCTTGGACGTGTAGGTCGTCTGCCCCGTCGCCGGGTCCGACTTCACGTCCCACTGGTCTCCGGACATGTACTCCTGCGCGAGCGCGTGGGCGTCCTGAAGCCCTTGCCCCCGTGTCATCGGGCTCGAGATCTCGGCCTGGATGAACCTCGCGCGCTCCGGGTCGATGTACGGCCGGTTGGCGAAGTTCGGCGAACTCGCCCCTCCCGCCGGGGACAAAGCAGCGGGAGGGGCGCTCGCGGGTCCACCGGGCGCGGACGGACTGGCGCTCGGGGACGGCGAAGGGGTCGGCGTGGATGTTGGGCCGGTCGCGATCTGCGCCGGTCCCGGCTGGCCCTGAGGCGCATAAGATGGCTGGCCGCCCGGCGTCTGGGCGCGGCTCGGCGTCATGCCGACGGGGGCTTGATATCCGGTCTGGTAGAAGTCGTTTCCGCCCACGCTGGCGACTGGCGCGCCCTGCGCCCAGGTTGGCGCCTGGCGCCCGAGCGCCGCTTGCGCACGTGGAGAGTAGAAGCTGTCAGCTGGCCCTGGGCCCGTACTAGCGATGTTCGCTGCCGTCTGGGCGAGATAGGGGGACAGGTCCTTGACCTTCGCCATCCAGGGCGCGTTCAGGCCCTCGTACTGGCCGGGCGCCGTCACAACCTGCTCGGGCGAGAGACCCGACTCCTGGGCACGCTTCAGGATCGAGGCATAGACGGCCTTCTGGCCATCCGCATTGCCGCCAGCCTCGCCCAGCACGGCGCGGAGCACGATGGGGCTGATCGCGGGCGCGGTGTTCTGTGGCGTCGGCGATGGGGGCGGCGCGCTCGCATCGGGCGCGGGCGCGGCCTGCGGCATGCTCGCCGGAGGCGCGGACTGCGCGCCCTGCTGGCCGCCCCCAGCGATCTGGCCGAGCACAGACATGAGCGGCGAGTTCGGGCCGTACATCTGGCCCTGGTCGGCACGCGCAGACTGAACGAAGTCCTGCATCGTCTGGCCGTATCTGCGCCGCAGGAGCGCCTGGGCGAGCAGGTCGGACGCGAGCGCCACCGGGGTGCGGATGTTCTGCCCCTGCTGGCCCATCTGCTGGAGGGCCTGGGCCATCATCTGCGCCTGCTGGTCGTATTGGGCCGTCTGCGGGCTGTAGCCTTGGAGCGCCATCGCCAGCGCGCTGTTCGGCGATGAGACGGGCGCGTTGGCGGCGATGGTCGGTTGCGTGGCCATCAGCCCTGCCCTCCGGGCGCGCCGCCCTGCGCCGCCTGGCCGAGCCCGAACAGGCCGCCGAGGAACCGGTTGCGCTGGGCGTTGAGGTAAGCCCCGGCGGCCGTGCCGCCGGGGTTCACCGCGCCGCCCGCGCCCTGCTGCGCCATCTGCTGGCCGTAGGCGTTCATGGCGTTCGCCACGGCGCCGGATGTGGTCATCGGCGCGCCGGCCTGTTGGAGGCCTTGCGCGAGCATCTGGTTGTAGGGGGTGGAGTTCATCGACATGGCGTCACCCGATCAAGTTCGAGTACTGGCCGAAGCCGGCCGGGAGCGGCACCTGACCGGCCGCCGCGATCGCGCTTGGGTTCACGCCGCTCCCAAACAGACTGCCAAATCCGCCCATGCCACCCATCATCGCGGCCGACCCAAGTCCGAACAGACCGCCAAGCGTCGAGTCGTAATTCGCCATCTCGTTTTGGTAGTTCTGCTCGGCCATCTGGTCGCTTAGCTGATATGCGCCCTCGACGTTCGTCGGCTGCACTTGGCTCGGCGTGTATTGACCGGCCTGCGGCATCATGACGCCCGAAGATCCTAACAGAGACGACAACTCGGAAAGCGGCAACTGCTGTCCTGTGATGTTCTCTTGTCCCGCCGCCTGTTGGGCGGTGTTGTTGAGCTGGGCGTTGTCCAGAGATTGTCCGTAGCCCTGCGCTTGGGCACTGTTGCTGAACTCTCCGCTCTGAAGCGCCTGAGCGTAGGCCTGCGCCTGCGCCGTGTTGCTGAAGTTCGCCGCGCCCTGGTTCTGCGAGTACTGCTGCGCGGCCCCGGAGTTGGCGAACTGTGCTGCGCTCAGATTTTGGGCGTTCTGCTGCTGCTGGGCGGAGTTCCCGAAGGCGGCCTGACCTTCATTCTGCGAGTACTGCTGACCCGCGCCCGCGTTGGCGAATTGAGCTGCGCCGAGGTTCTGATTGTACTGCTGGTTCTGGGCCGTGTTGGCGAAGTTGGCCTCGCCCTGGTTCTGCGAATACTGCTGCGCGGCGGCCTGATTGCCGAATTGAGCTGCGCCGAGGTTCTCGTTGTAGCCCTGAAGCTGCGCCTGATTGGCGAAGTTCGCGGCGCCCTGGTTCTGGCTGTACTCCTGCGCCGCCGCCTGATTGGCGAACTGGCCGCTGGCGAGCTGCTGGCCGTAGAGAGTGTTCTGCTCGGCGTCGCCGGCCGTGACCGCCGCGTTGGCCGCGCCCTGATAGGCCTGGTTCTCCTGGTCCCCGAAGATCTGCATCGCGTTCTGGTACGCGGCGCTGTTCGGGTTCAGGCCTTGATTGGCGAGGTTCGATTGCTCCTGCTCGGTGGCCTGCTGCCACTGCGGGTTCATGTATTGGGTTTCGGTGTTGTAGGCCGCCTGGCCGGCGTTCTGCACCGCCTGACCGGCGTTCGCGCTGCCCACCTGCCCCTGGACGGCCTGCCCGGTGTCGAAGCTCGACGTGACCGGCGCGCCGGTGCTGAACGAGGACTGCACCGGGGAACCCTGGCTGAAGCTCGACGCGATCGGGCCGCCGCTGCCGAAGCTCGTCTGCACCGGCGCTCCGCCGTTGAAGCTCGACGCGATCTGGCCGCCCGCGCCATAGCTCGTCTCTACGGGCGAGCCGGTGTTGAAGTTCGACGCGATCTGGCCCGTCTGCGGGAGGCTCGTCTGGATCTGGCCGCCTTGAGCGCCGTACTGGAGGCTGGGAAGCCCGGCGTAGGGGTTCGCGCCAGTCAAGGCGCTCGACGCGGTCGAGGCGAGGCCGGGCGCGGCGCCCGACAGGGACGCCTGCGCGCCTGTGTCGTCGTTGACGATCTGCTGCTCGGCGGGGCTGAGCGAGGTAGTCTGCGACCACTGGCCCGTCGTCGGGTTCTGCGACCAGTCCACCGAACCATACGGGCTCGACGTGTTGTAGTTGTTCAGGTTCGACTGATAGTTGGCCGTCGCCTCATTCGAGGCGGTCTGCTGGTTCGCGACCGTGGTCGGGTTCGGTGCGGCGGGGGCGGAGGGCTTGCCCATCGGTCAGGCCCCGTCGCCGCACGTTGAAGCGGTGCTCGGCCCACTCCTCGGCCAGAAGTCCTGAAATGATCGCGTCGTCTGTCCCGAAGCCACGGCGGATAAGTCCCTCCCGGCGAAAGCCGAACTTGTTGAGGAACCTCAATGCGCTGGCCGTCTGCGACGGTGTGATGGAGGTTACGCGCGAACACCCTAACTGGCCGAATGGATATTCCAGAATATCCGAGAGCAGACGTGGCGTGAGGAACTTCGGAGAGGCCGAAGCGAAGCTGATCTGGATCGAGCGATAGGTCGGTTGCCAGTCAGTGTAGACGACGCCGCCGAGCGGTCTCCCGTCGCTTGACAGCACGCAGAACGAGACGGCGTCCGCCGGAAACCCCGGCGTTCCCTCCATGGCTGGGATGCGGCGGGCGACCCATCCGGCCACGGCGCCGGTGCGGTCCCACTCCAGCCTCACAGGATCGTTCCCGCCTTGTAGACGAGATCGATCCCGAGCAGCTGCACAGGCATCGCATAGTTCGCCGCCGAGACGGCGAGTTCGTGGCCGGCACCGTCCGCCACGGTGTTGCTGTTGCCGTCGGCGACGAGCGAGCCCACGGCCGCTGTAACCGAGAAGGTCATCCTCGGAGCGCCTACGAAGCCGACCGCGCCGACGCCGGCCCAGCTATATCGGATCGCGTTGGGGTCGGTCCAAACGGTCGAGCCCCACACCATCGACCCCCAATCCGTCGCGGTCACGGCCTGGACGGTCGGGATGTTCGTCGGCGCGCTCGACGCATAGTCCGCCAGCATCGCAAGCGCGGGCTGGATCTGGGGAACGGTCTTGAGCAGCGGCCGAGCCATGCTCCAGGTCTTCTGCCGCCCGGGCAGTCCATAGGCGGAGAACGCCCACTGCATATCGTAGGTGATCGGGACGCCGTTGTCGGTCGCGCCCGAGTCCGCCTGATAGACGCCGTCGACCGCTCCGAAGTAGAGCAGCCCGTTCGCTAGGCCCCAGCAGATGGCGTTCTGACCTGTGAAGCGACACCACCGGCCCGTCTGCATCTCCTGCACGTACTGGACCGACCTGCTGTAGGCTGACGTGGGGATATTGAAGAGGATGTACTGGCCGGCGGGATAGGTGATCGCCTCCCATCCGAAGTTTGAGCTATACGAGCCCTGAGCAGACTGGAAGGCGTTCTCGATCAGGTTTGTGATCGCCGCGTTCTCCTGCGCTGCCCGGTCGAGCACGAGGATCTGCGACAGCGGGAAGACGCCGAGCGTAGTGATGATCGCCACGTCGGCGCCGAGCCGCAGAAGACAGCGGTTTCCGATCGGCTCGCCGGTCGTGAAGACGCCCACCAGCGACCAGTTGTTGACGTTGGTCGGGTCGGTCCCCTGATAGACCGCGATCTCGCCCTTGGTCGTGACGAAGCAGCAATACTCGCTTGGACCGATGCCGCCTTCGACGGTCCAGCTGCACCCGGCGACGAGAGATCCGCCCAGCGTGAACACAGAGCCCAGGTCGAGGCATTGCATCACCCCCGAGATCGCCTGAACGGGCAGGAACCAGGCCCGGGTCGAGTCCTTCTCGATCCCCCAGATGCGCGAGGAGTTCAGGAAGCAGGTGATCAGGTTCGACGGATTGAGCGTGATCGCGCCATCGGTCCCCGACAAGCCAGAGTTCGCCGTCCAGGCCGAGCCGTTGTAGTAGACCGGCGTGTCCCCGCCGTTGCAGGCCCAGAGGAACTGCCCGGCGGTGTTCTGGAAGTTGACGTAGGACCAGGGGTTTGGGGTCGTGGCCGTGTAGGCGGCCGAACCGAGCGCGGCGCCTTGGGTGGTCACGTTGAAGATGGCGTCGCCCGATCCCGCGAAGAGCTGGTCGGTCGAGGGCCCTCGCCAGATCAGCAGCGAGTGCACCGGCGACGTGAAGCCGTTCACCTGCACTGCGGATCCAGCCCGGATTTCGCAGTAGCCGGGGCGCGGGAGCCAATTGTCCATGACCACGGCGTTCTGCGGCGGCATGGCGGCGAGCGCGTTCTTCTGGTCCCAGCCGCCCACGGGGGCGGGGAGCGAGGTCGAGAGCGCGGTCTGCTGGCGCTGAGGATTGCCTTTGACCGGCTGGCGCATGGTCAGCCTCCGGGGAAGTTGCCTTCCGGCAGGTTCGCCAGCGGGATCGGCCATGTGCTGCCGCCGGTGAAGTCGAGTGCGCCCTTGCCGCCGTCGTTGCCCATGGCGATCCCGACCATCCGCTCGTACGAGGCGAAGTCCTCGCCGTAGTCGAAGCCCTTCTCCTTCTTGAACCGCCATCGCACGCCCAGGCCGATCAGGTCTTCGCTGATCAGGCTCACGTCGGTGTCGGCGGCATAGGCGCTCTGGCCGGTCCCGCTCTGGCTCTGCACCCAATTGCTCGAGATGTACTCGTAGGCGAAGGTGTCGCCGGTCGCGGGGTTGGGCGTCACGAGGATCTGGCCGCCGCGCTGGCGGAAGGCCAGGAACACGCGGTTGAGCTGCGGCTGAGCCTGGATGGACTGCCACACCTGAGGGGTGATGGGCCCAAGGATCTGGCGCCGGGTCGTGCGGTCGTACTGGCTGTTGCCGATGAACCGGTCGAAATCGGACGGAAGTGCGCCGGCCTGCACCGCCGCGTCCGTTGTCGGGAAGGTGAACTCCTTCATGAGGATCTGCCAGGCGCAGCGCTTCTGCAGCTCCTTGCCGTCCTCATTGGCCAGCTCGAAGAGGAGCTGGACGTTCACGTCCGACGAGCTTGCTACCGCGGTCGGGACCGGGAGGGTGAGGCGGCGGCTGACGGACTGGATGACGGTGAGAAGGGACATGGGCTAGAGGCCGCCGCGCTTCGTGTCCATGCGCTGCTGCCGCTTCGCCGCCTCGGCGTCGTGCGCCGCCTTGGCGTCGGGGTGATCGATGGCCGAGATGAGCGGCTTGATCGGCCCGGGCTGCTCGCCATCGGTAAAGGTCTGCCACGCGCCCGGGTACTGGCGCTTGTCGGACTCGATCGCGGGCCGGGGCCCGACCTTCGACCGGCTGTCGATCTGGAACTCGAACATCACGGCGTCGTCGCCTTTGAAGAAGCGCGCGCCGCGCGTGGCGATGCGGACGTCGGAGACGGGGCGGTCATTCATGGGCTTTGCCTTTCCGCGCCTTCAGGGCGGCGATCTCAGCGTTGGCGGAGGTCAGGTCGCGCGTCAGGCGCGCCACATCGGCCTCAGCCTTCTCGACCCGCTCCACCAGGCGCGACAGCGGCGCTGTGCCCCTGGCCGCCACCTCAAGGAACACCTTGGCCTTCTCGCGCTCGCCGCGCGCGCCCATGCCCAGCTGCTGCAGCTGGGCGTCGTTCACCGCGGCGAGCTGCTCGACGGTGCGTATGTGGAAGTATGCCAGCTCTTCGACGCGCGCGCGCCCGATCTGCGGCCAGTCGGCCAGAGGCGTCCCTTCCAGCGGAGCTTCCGTGCCCGCCTTGAAGGCCTCGTACTCGCGCGGCCAGCGCTTCTTGTGCTCGTCGTTCACCGGCTCGACGGGCGCCGAGCGCCGGTCGCCGGGGATGAGGATGCGGACGAACTCGCGGTCCTCGAAGATGTCGCGCCCGGCCTGCTTGGACTTGAAGTCCATTCGCACGGCCTCGGTGAAGAACACCGGGACCGCCGGTTGCTTCGGGCCGTTCGGGTTCTTGAAGTCGGAATCGAGCATGTCCGTCCCCTATCTCGAGACAGGTCGGGGGCGACCGAAGCCGCCCCCCTCCCCGCTTAGTTCTGCGCCGACAGGGTCGGGCGCTTCAGGTTCGCCACGACGTGGCTCGTCACCGTGCCGGTGACGGAGCCGCTCGCGGTGGCGTTCTGGTTGGTCGCATACGAGCCGGCGGTATTCGTGCCGACGAGGATGCGCCACTGGCCGCCCTGCTTGTCGATGCCGGCGATGATCGCGTTGGTGAAGCCGGTCATGGTGAAGGCCATGCCGACCGTCAGGTCCGCGACCCCGCCGTTGGCGTTCCCCGACACGACGTTCGTGACGTAGGGGGAGCCCGAGGTGGTCGTGCCGGTGAAGGTGATCGAGGACGAGGCGCCGAACGCCGCCACGTCGCCGGTGCTCTTCGTGCCGGCCGTATGACTGGCCGCCGCCAGGAACTTGACCTGGCCGGCGGTCGCCGTGGTCTCGGCCTGGCCCGTCGCGATGGACGAGGCGGCGGCCTGAACGGCGGCGTGGCCGGCGCGCTGGACCCACGCATAGTAGGTCCCCGCGGCGGTCTGCGGCGACCAGACGTTCAGGACGCCGATCTCCGCGTTCAGGACCGAGGCGGAGGTGGTGAGCAGGGTGAGGTTGAAGTTCTCGTCCCACTGGTAGGCCTGACCCGGCAGCAGGTCGGTGGTCGAGCCCAGCGCCAGCTTGCAGAAGACGAACTCGGCGGCGCTGTCGCCGTAGAGCACCATCCCCAGCTTCCACTGCGGCGTGACGGAGCCGTTGCCGGACACGCCCGAGGTGGGGACCGGCCCATACAGCAGGCAGGGGTTCGCGCCCGGGTCGGACCAGACGCCCGAGCCGGTCGAGACGCCCTTGCCGAAGTCGCCCTGCCAGGCGAGCGAGCAGACGCCGGCCGAAAGCAGAAGCTCGGCCTTCAGGTTGCGGATTTCCGGTTTCATGGCTGCGCGCTCCCTTAGGCGATCAGCACGCCCTGAAGCTCGGCGTTGGACAGGGTCATGTTCCCGGCCCAGACGATCAGCTTCACGGAGGCGTCTTGGTTGATGGACTGGACGTTCTCCAGCGGGACCATGTTCCGCTTCGAGGACGGCCGGTATTTGATGTACTCGGTATTGAGGAAGTACATGTGATTGGCCGGGCAGGCCGCGCCGATCCCGCCGTCGGCGACGACGTCGGCGCCCATGAACTTCAAGCGCTGGTAGCCGGCCTCGCCCTCGTCTTCCTTCATGATCCGCTGAATCGCCTGCAGCGACGACCAGTAGAACTGGAAGTAGTTGTTGTCGGCGATGATCAGGTCCGTCACGTCGTTCTGACGCTTCGTCTGAAGCCAGAGCGAGTTCATGTAGCCCTGGATGTTGGTCGCGGAGACCGCCGACCCGCCGTTGTTGGTGCCGGAATAGACCTGGTTGCGCCAGAATGACCATTGGGAACGGTCGATGCCGCCCACCACGCCCGAGGTCGGCGCGTCGGCGACGAGCAGCTGGAGGCCGCCGATCTGTAGGCCGCCGTCCGCGGTGCCGTTCGAATAGAGATCGTACGACAGGTTGTTGCGCATCGTCTTCTCGGCGTTCGAGATGCGCGCTTCCAGCAGGTCGATGACCTGCTCCTCGCCAGTGTTCTGGACGTCGATCTCCAGGCCGTTCCAGGTGACGGCGACGGCCACCTGCTTCCAGTCGAACTCGGCGGCGGTGAACACGTCCGAGGGCTGGATGTTGAGCACCTGGTAGCCGGCGTAGCGCTGGTAGGTGCCGTTCTGGGCGTACTCCAGCTCTTCGACGATGGTGCGGCCGCCGGAGACCGGCTTGATCGAGCCCTTCTTCTTCATCCGGGACAGCAGGGCGTTGTTGTTGGTGACGTTGTCCGCCAGCTTGCCGCTGCGATTGCGCAGGGTGGTGGTGACGATCTCGTTCAGGTTCGGGGAGGCCATGGCCTATCAGGCCCTTTCTGGTCAGGCTCGGGAGGAGCGGAAGCTTTCCGCGATCTCCTCACGGAGCGATCTCTGGGGAGCGGCGCCGCCGGCCGGGGCTGAACCCGGAGTCGGCGCGCCGCTGACGGAGCCCGCCGCCCGCCTCGCTCCGCTCGCCTGGTTCCGCTGGGCGTTCAGCCGTTCCGCCTCGGCCTTCTTGGCGGCGTCCGCCTGGAGAAGGGCCCGGGTTTCGGGGTTGGCCCACACCGCCTTGTCGTAGGCGTCCTTGAGATTCGAGGCGCGGCCGCTCTGGAGCAGGCCGATCATGTCGTCGCGGACGTTGGCGAAGTAGAGGTTCGCCGGATCGGCCGCGAAAGCCGCGATCTCGGAATGGACGCCTTGCTGGCGCTGGGCCGCTTCGGCCTGGTCACGCTGCGAAAGCTGCGTACGGAGGGTTTGGACTTCACGGGCGAGCGTCTGGAACTGCGGCGGAAGCTGGGCCTGGGGCTGCTGTCCGGCCGGCGCCTGGACGCCGAGGTGTTGGGGACCGACCCCCTTCTGGCGCATCAGCTCGCGGATGGCCGAGACGGGATCGCGGTCGAGCCAGTCGGACGCCGCGAACAGCGTCCTGACGAAGTCGACCTCGCTCACGCCGCGGGCCGCCAGCATCTCGCGCCGGGGACCGAGCAATTGCTCGAGCGGCTCGAACCGCTTGAGCGCCGACGCCCGGTCTTCGAAGCCGCGGTTCACGTCCGCTTCGCGCTTGGCGATCTCGCTTTGCACGATGGGCGGAAGACTGGCGAACGCGGCCTTGGCGGGCGCGGACCATGACGCCGGCGGCTGGATGGGCTCGGCCGGCGCGCCCGGTTGGGCGGCTTGGCCTTGAGCTTCCGGCGCGGCCG